AATGCCTTCGTCTACAACAATGTTACCCGCACCACTAGCTGCTGATATAACACCACTACCTACATTCATACCACCACTGGTATTGATACGAACTTGGCTTGCAAGTGAACCACCACTTCCACCAGTGGCAAAATCAATTATACCACTCTCAAATATTTTAATTCGTCCATGAGCATTATTATCAATTCCGTGAGTAGATACAACAAAGTCTCCAGAAGTATTTGTAATTGAAACTTCTCTTGTATCTGAACCATCCTTTAATCTAATAGAAGGATTAGTGGAGTCATTTGAATTACCTTGAACTACGAGAAATGCATCAGGATTATCACTTCCAATTCCAACTTTACCATCAGATGATATACGAACTTTTTCAGATTCTGTTCCCGAATCTGAAGTCCTAAATGCGAGTGAAGCAGAAGTACTGCTAACACCACCAGCAGTAAGAGTGGGAACACCGCTGTCAATACCTAAACTTATAAATTCACTGCTTTCATCGGCACCAGTTGCCAAAATAATGTTTGCACTATCAGAACCTTGGTGAACACGCAGTTTGTTTGTATTTGTTGTTGTTCCAATACTGCAGTTGCCATCACTCCCGACGCGAAGTCTTTCTGAATTATTTACATAACAATTTAGATTATTATCATTATGGTCATATCTAACCGCACCAATAAATGAATCATCAGTATCGCCAAAAGCAATACCACCCACTTTATCACTTGGCGATAAAACTTTTATATATCCATTATTATTTCTCTCAAAAATAGCAATATCATTTGATTGTGCTGCAACATTGGAACCTAAGTGAGACTCTACAACCCTCAAAGATGTATCTGGATTATCAGTTCCTATACCAACATTACCACCAGTGACGTGAATACCGTTCTGGAATGTGGATAGACCAACAGAATCAATATTTGTTACGTCTTCATAAGTCAATGTACCACCAATTGATACACCACCGCTAAAGGTAGTGAAACCAGTGACAGTCAGACCCTTGGGACAATCAGGCGCACCAGTATCAAAATGATTTACGATCTCATTTACTTGGATCTTAGACATATCACTTAGACTTTTTAGTTATTTATTCAGTATCAGCAGGTAGTGGTGTATTACCTTCCGCTAACCATTCTTGAAATGGTGGGTGTTCTTCTGTACAGGATAACCGAATTACTCCATCGTCATCAATACGAGCATAAATTTGTGGACGGTTAGGATTAATTTTTGGAAGTTTTTTGTAGTTCATAGTTCTGCAGTAAATGCTAGATAGGTGCCATTGGAATTTGATTCTAGGGCATTTCCCTGCCCAGCGGTCAAACCCGATCCAGTATCAGCTTGAATTTCAGCAGTGTTCGTAGTGGTAGAGTTGAGCGCTGGAACACCACTACAAGCGGTTTCTGTAGTTCCGTGGTAAATACGATAGTTTGCTGCTGTTCCTGTCTGTTCAAGTGCAGTTGGTGCAACTCTCATAGTGACAGGGAAGTGAAGGATATTTCTCGTATGTCTCGTATTCTGATTGTATCCATTGGCAAACGTATCCCCACTATCAGCAATTAACTTGTAATAATACCTCTGACACCTAGCAAGTTCATCAGTATAAGGACGATGTTCGAATGGAGTGGCTCTTTCGCCGACTTCTAATTGAACTCCTGTAAGATAAAATGTATTTGCAATAGTGTCAAAGAAATTGATTGGACTATCATCTCTTGACATGAATTGTCCCGCATTCCATTGATCTACACTACTTGTCTGGAAATCAGATCCAAATGTTCCCCATCTTATTCTAATACCAGTAGTATTGTCTGTTTTCCATGTTCCACTAGTGTCACCAGGAATAGTACATTCCTTTCTTTCCCAGGTGTCTGCAGAATCGATTGTAAAAGTTTTTACATAAGATCTATTATTAGCACTATTTACAAATGCAACTGATGTGTTTCCAGTTTTATTTGATCTAACATAAAATGATAATGTTACAGTCTGAGCATCTGCTGTACCCCAATTAAGATGTGCAGAATCTAAACCTTCTACTCTATATTCATGTTTATACTGAGCAGATGCATCAAGTGAAGTATCTGCTGATGTTACATCAACTCTTAATGCACTTGAAAATCCATTAGGTGATGTAGCAGTTTGAATACCAGTACCACCACCTGATGTAGTTCCAGCATTTGAAAAAAGAAATCTATCTGTCGGCCGATCATCATCACCAATTGCAAAAGCTGTGGTCCCGTGTTGCGCCACTTGCATCGCACCGTTGATAATCAGGTTACGATTACTTAATGCACCAGCAGATGGATAAGTAAGACCATTTATAGTGTTAATACCAGTGATAGTTCCATCAGTACCATTCAAGGTGACTGATGCGGTGCCAACAGTTAAGATACCAGTAATCCTTGCATCACCAGTGACAACCAACTCAGTCGTAGCACCACCAACAACTACATTAGATAAAGTTGATATACCACTTGAATTAATATTACCCGTAATATTACCCACAAAACTTGTTGCTGTTACAACACCAGAGACATTGATACCCCCACCTATTCCAAGTTGAATAGACGGTGAAGTGGCATCTAAGTGCTCAATATTATTTGTCTTGAGAGTACTCATGTCTATCTACTTTTAATTATTTATCAGTTACCTTCAAGAGCGTCTACTCTTGCTTTAAGAGATTCAATCTCGGATATTGCTTCTTGAAGTGCAGCGGTTAATAATGGAGTTACCTTACCGTAATCCATACCTTGCATAGCAGGAACTTCACTTCCATCTTCTTCAACTCTCATCTGGTCTTTAGTTCCTGTAACGGCGTAAGGAACAACTGTTGATGCTTCGTGAGCCAAAAACCCGTCAATAGGATTATTTTCTGGGTCGTCGATTAAATTAAAACTCTTTGGTTGAAGTTGTTTTAACCTATCAATAGCACCTGTTAAGGATACAACATTCTCTTTAAGGCGATAATCAGAGCCTGTGTTATAAGCAATTTGAGTACCAGCACCGTTCAATTCAATAGATGAAATACTAACCCCGTTCTTAAAAAAGTTGATGAAACGAGAGTCGTCACTTGTGTCCCAGTCAAACCTGTTTAAATACATGTTTGCCCAACCATTATCAGAGTCAGTCGTAAGAATTACTGCTCCACCAGAGGAACCAGAGTCTCTCCTAAAAAGAAAGTTGCCGTTACCAGATGTTTGTCCGTAGTTTGAATTCCCATAATCAGCTGGGTCACCCATGTATACATTATTGTTACTATCAATCGAGACCGATTCGGCATCATTGACGAAAAAGTCCATTGAGTTATTAGAATGATCATATCTAATACGACCTTCATTAAAGTCATCATCACCAAAGTTCAATATAGAATGTCCTGTACCATTATTATTTGACTTAATAGTCAACATTGTATCAGCTTGACCACTAGGTCCATTAACGCGCATGGCTTCTGCAGCATCATTAAATGTGTCGGTGTTAATACCAATCCTGCCGGTATTGTCAATAAACATCCGCTGGGCCGAACTTACATAAAACTGTAATTCATGAGCCAAAGTGGTATATCTAATTTCACCTGGATAAGTAGAGCCATCTTCACTAAAACGTACCCGACAAGATTCATTGGTATTACATTCAATATCAAAGAAGGTGTGTTCATTTCCTGTAGCACCATTCTTAATGTATAATGCTGTTGCAGAGTCAGCAAAAGCAGTTGTGTTTATACCAACTCGTCCTGAGCTGTCGATGCGCATACGCTCGACACCATCAGCTACACCAAACGCCATTGCGTTAACGGAGTGTAAATATTGTATAATTCCTTCGTATTCGTCTGTTCCTGAAGTACCATCAGAGAAATAGATATTACCTTGACTTGATATACCAGATCTAATCGTGAGTCCACAATCTGCTGTATCTGCAATCGTTAAGTTATCGGCATAATCTGCATAACCTTCAGTTACTGTCCCGATGGCGACCCTTTGGTTTTGGTCAATAACCATCGCAAGATGTGGACCACCACCAGTATAGATGTTAAGTTTATTATTGGAATCACTTATTAATCTAGAATAACTACCATTACCCGTATGTTGTATTCTTACCTCGGCAGGATTACCCTGAACAATAATACTATTTCTTGCGGTGATGACACCAACAGAATCAACGTTTGATACATCTTCATAAGTGACTGTACCAGCGATCGAAACAGCCTGATCGAAGGAATAACTTGTGCTTGCTCCAGTAATTGCACCAGAACCTGAGATAGTAATTGACATTAGTTACTCCTTACAGAACGACCCATCTTTGTGTACCAGGGATAGTAACCGTGGCACCCGCAGATACAGTTACTGGGCCAACACTTACTGCGCTATAACCAGATGTTAAACTATAACTGGTAGTTACAGTTCTTTGATTTTCTTGGAAGACCTTATCAGATCCACCACCTCTTGCACCACCAGAGATTGCAATATCAATAGAACCATCACCCTTCAATGAGACTGTATTACCAACACCAGTGAAGTTTAAAGTAGAGGATCTTCCAATTAATGATCCAGCAGATTCAATACCAACACGGTCATCAATACTGAGGACACTGAAGGTGTCAAGAATTTCAAATACAACTTCATCATTCGCTTGACAAGACTCATTCAGAGTAACAGTGCTTCCATCAGCAGCAGTGAAGTCAAGGTTTTCACTTAGACGAACACCATTTTTAAATACAGCAAGTTTTCCTACTGTATATCCGTCAGTAATCGTGAACAAGGTTTGACCTGCGGTTGCGTCAAACCTAGGAGTTCTAAAATTATTCTGACTTGATATAGGATTTCCAATCGCCATTGTAAACCTTTTTAGTTATTTATTAGATTGCTTTATGCAGCACTATATTGAAGACTAAATTGTACCATCATACTATTATTAGCTTGGCTAACAATATTAGTGTTGGTAACAGCATCAATCTCATAGTTCAATAAAGTACAGAAAGTTACGTTTTGTCTAGCTTGTATTGCGTGAGGACAGTTGTTAGTGTTACCCCAAACAGGAACTCTTAACGACCCGATATTGTCTGCGTTATCACCATTAGTTCTTGCTACATTAGTAAACGGTAAACCTCCAATACACAAAGTGTCACCACTTGATCTGTTAGATGTATCAATATTAGAACATCTAGCACATCCATTTACAGTAACTATACTTCCAATTTTGACATATCGTGCGCCAGTATCTGTGTGATAAGTAACGGAAGTAAAGTCGCCATTATTTGAAGTAAATGTAGGTTCCCAAGTGCCCTCCTCATAATCATCTAAAAGTTCCGAATCTACATTTGGTCCATCAGTAGCGGAAGCAGAGAAGTCAATACCGTGACCACTCGCTACGACTAGGTTTCCATCTGTTATATTAACATTACCATCATGATTAATACGAAGTCTCTCTGCATTTGTTACTCCAGTTGTGAAATAAATGTCACGATTTTCAAAAGTTTTTATGTAAGAATCTACTGAACCATCAATACCAATATGCAAACCATCATTTGCAGTGAATGCAGTATTTCCCTGTTGAATGACTAATGCATTAAATGCTGCTGAAGCATTCTGAGTAAGAGAAAGTAATCCGTGACCATTTGCATTTGAGTTGTTATCCCCTATATGTACAGAGCCTGCAGAACCTACACGAATTCTTTCAGTACTTGCAGTTTCAAATCGCATACTGTTATCAGTATGCACATACCTGATACTACCTGCCTCATGATCACCAGCGTCACCAAAATATATTCTACCAGTTGTTGCAGATAAAATTGAAATACCACTATCTACATCACCAGTATCAATAACTAGATTATCAGCATCTGCATCAGGTGCTACAGTTGTACTACCACCAATTTTTACTTGACCATTAGCATTTACACGAAGTCTTTCATTGTTACTGGCGTCATCAATTACAAAATGATCAGCAGCGGGTAGTCTTAATTTAAAGAGAGACCCAGTATATCTTAATCCACCAAATCTATCTCCACCATCTCTGTAAAATCTTAATTCTTGGTCAGAACCTTGAATGTCAAGTTTTGATCTTGGATCATCAGTTCCTACACCAATAGAACTTCCAGTACCAACGACGTGTAAACTAGTCGATACAGTGGTTATACCCGAAAATGACACTCCACCACCAACATGTAAATCCCCTGTGACTGTAGTCACACCCGTCAGCACTGGTCCATGAGTACCAGTTCTTCCTGTAATCGAGTTTACATTAATTGCTGACATTTCTTATATCTTTTAAAAGTATTTATCAGAGGTCACCCAACTGATACAAATCAGTTACGAGTGTCTTACCAAGACCAACAGTAATTGAAGAACCTGTTGCAACAACAATTCTTGGTTCTTGAACTACAACATATGTATTGTGCTCACCAGCAACCGTTGTATTCAGATTGATGTCCTTGTCAACATAGACTGATGCATTGATATAACTAAATGGACTTGCTGTATTGTCAGGATATCTGATAGCGGTGCCAACACCACCACCAGCACCACTTACCTCAACATTAATTTGACCTGCTGTCTGTGAGAATGTGGTTGCAGTTCCAACAAAATTTAATGTGCTTGCATCACCAATCGTTGTTCCATTAGAACTGATTCCAATAGAAGCGGAAGCAGCATTGAATGATTTATAAGATACTGCCTCAACTACATCACCAGGTTGTACGTGTGTTGTAAGTGTAAAATCTCTATTATTAGGAGCAACTGAATAGTCAATGCCCCTTATCTGTTTAGCACCGTTGATATAGACATCAAAATATAAGATGTCATAACCTGAGGCAAATTCAAATGAGGTCTGAATTCCTGTAGGTTGATAAACTTGACGAGCAACAGTTACTGCTGAATCGCCAGGACTTCTTCCTATGTAACCGTTATTACCAAGCATTAGGCGACTCCTGCAAGTACACTCAGATTAACATCAACGGCATCTGCGGTATTACAATAAACTCTAACTTGTTCAGCGTTCTGAAGAATTGTCTTACCAGCGTCACTGATTACAAAAGAACTTCCCTGTGGAACAGGAATATTATTAGCAAGTAAAGTTAAAGTATTACCAACACCAACTTCAACAAAGATGTTGATTGAGGCATCAGACAAGTTCGCAAATGTTCCTCCCACCAAGATAGATTTAGACGTTGCAGTAAATGCAGTTGTCACACCAAGGAAACTTACTGATTGTGCAGTTGCAGCGGTTGTATTTGTAGATGTTTTATCAAGTCTTACTTGACCAGCATCAATATGGGCAACTTTTGCACCACCTCTAAAGTGTGTGGTTCGAACCAGGTCACCAACAGCAACACTAGCAGTGGAGATACCAGTGATAATCGTGACACCAGCTCCAATACTTCCGTTTGAACTAGTGGTCACAATACCAGCAGCTCTTGTCAGTGAATTTGTAAATGACTCCGCCATTGTATTAATACTTTTTAGTTATTTATTAAAGTCCACCGAGAGCAATCACCATGGCTAATGATGGAACAGTATTCTCTTTAATTGTTAATTTACCGTCAATATTAGTATCACCTCTAACATCTAAAGTATAGTCAGGTGATGTGGTTCCGATGCCCAGTTGTGCCGAAGTTGCTGTCGATACTACAGTGAATGCAGATGCTGCTGTTCCGACCTGAATTGCATTAAGCGGATTATCGGTATTGACTCCTAATCTACTTGTGGCAGTGATCGTTGTCGATCTAATTGTAGGTGCGGTGACGATACCTGCAAAGACTGCATTACCAGATGGAAGAAGTGTTGCACCAATACCAGTACCACCGTCGTAGTCAAAACCGACGTGAACACCTTCTCTAGCAGTAATGAAACCAACAGAGTCAATACTATTTACATCCTCATATGTCAGAGTACCACCGATGGTTACATTACCATCAAAAGTTGCATTACCCTGGAAAGTAGATACACCAGTAACAACTAATTGTTCTGCAATAATATTTGCTGTGTTTGCAAGACCAGTGATTGTGACATTACCAGTTGCACCACTTACAGAAATATTGTTGCCTGCAGTGATTGAGGTAACAATACCTGATAATTCAGTACCAGAACCAAAGTAAGTTACAACACCAGCTGAACCACCGACCGTTGCACCTACACCAGATGATGTAATCTTAAAGTCTGCGAATGAAGATATACCTACATCTACATTGACTTGAGTAACAGAAGCTGCACCACCGACTACACTTGTGGAAATACCCGCTTGTGTTACAAACGTTTGTTGAGATATTGTGACTGTGGCAATACCACCATTATTACCACCAGTGGCGACTACATCTAATCCCCTAAAGTCTAAACCACTATATGTGGTACCTACACCTACAGCAGATCCTTCATCAAATACTAAAAGACCCTCAATAGCACCTGCAGGAGCAGCTGCTAACCATTGTGGTGGTTGACCCGAACCTCTTGAGAATAAACCAAATCCAGTTGTACCACTCTCAAACGCTGAGGTAACACCAGGTTGTGCTTGATATAATATCTGACCTGTAGCACCACCATAAATGTTAGTTGCATTAGTGGCACTTGTGATTCCCGTCAGTCCCAGACCAGAACCATAAAATTCGTTGGCAGTAACGACACCAACATTTACAACTGCTGTGTTATTAGTATCAACTGCATCACTCGGTGTTGAAGTACCGATGCCAATACTTCCAGAAATATAAACATTCCCTCTTACATCCAGATCCTGCATCGCAGCATCTGTATTTAAGCCGATACGTCCGACTACTTCTAGTGAAGTCTTCTCCTCACTAAAAGAACTGACACCAACTTTTAAATTAAGACGGTCGTTACTTCCGTATCTTGCCATTTTTATTACTGATTAAGTGTCTCTAGTACAGATGAGATATACTTCACGTCAGTAGCACTACTGGATGATATAACCAAAGAATCACCAGATTCCAAAACAAGCTTACCAGCCAAAAGATTGGCGGCATCATTCGAAGGAACTGGGAATCCTTGTAAAATTTCAGTTGTGACTGCAATACCAGATGTGGTCCTTTCATGAGAAAAATTGATAGTTTGTGTGTCACTACCAATATTGGTTGCTTGTGCTAAAAGGACAATAGCACTATAACCAGTAGGTGCAGTGTAGATACCTACTGCATTGGTTCCAACCACTCCCGTGATTGTATTATAATTGTTAAGAGCTAATGCCATCTCTTAGTCTCCTCCTCCTAATGCGAGAATGTATGGGGTAATGTTTGCAAACAGAGATCTTTGATATGCGTCACCAGAGATAGATCCCTCCAACTGATTAATAATAACACCATCACCAATCTTAAAGTTACCTGCCTGGTCAGTTGATGTATAAATGACTAGACCACCATCTCTACTTGTGACTTCATTTGCTGGAATTGCCACACCACCTCTTTGGGGGAGTGCGGATAGAGCAGTATTTCCAGAACCGATGTATTCAAATGCGTGACTTGAAGCAAGTACTCTACTCTGTTTGAAGAATGGAACTGTTGTTCCTACACCAACCGCGTAAGGTACCCTTTCAGTAAAGGTGACTGTAGAGATACCCCCAACAATAGGTGTACTACTACTAACCACATAGTATGTAGGTAAGATATTGACAGTACCAGTAGCAGCACCATCAATGGTGACAGTTGGAGTTGATGTATATCCTCTACCATTTGAAATCATGTCAATGGAGGTTACAACACCGTTCGTGAGGACAGCTGCACCTGTTGCAGTGATACCCCAGGATTCACTTGGTGAGGAGAAAGTAACAACTGGTGGACTGGTGTAACCTGAACCACCATTAGTGATCGTCACACCTTCGATAGTATTATATAATTCATCCAGATATACAACCTGACCATCATAAGGTCTGGTGACAAAGGTCTCTGCCTCACCACCACTGACATATGTGTGTGCTAATGTAGAAACACCAACATATGCTGTAAATGTAGTTGGACCTACAATCGAATCTACCGTAAAGATATTTCCAAATGCACCACTTGGGAATGGAGCAAATGTACTGATACTTACGTTTCCACCTGTCTGATAATTATGTACAATTGTGGATGGTCCAACATTAACTGTGAATTCTGTAGAAGTTCCGACAGTCAAGACATCAAATACATGTCTTGCTGCTCCATTACCAGCACCAAATGCAGGTGGGAAGAATGCAGTAGAAACACCACCACCAGAATCACAACTGAATACTAGTTGTGAGAAGGTAACACTGGCACCAACGTAGAAGTTGTTAGCAACTGATGTCTGAACAGTCATGATACCAGTCACATTACTGTAATTGGCGGTTGAGATACCAAATGATGTGATTGGAAGTTGGGAATCACAGGTGAAGGTCATATCCTTCATTGTGACCGACATACCAACATTGAAACCGTGGTTAGTTGATGTCGTTACAGTTGTCAGACCAGTTACATTATCATATTCAGCATTTGTAATTGTGAGTGTATCAGCACCAATATCAATTGGGAAGATATTTGTATCTGCTGCTTTTGCTTCTGTGACCGTACCAATGAATTGTTGTGGTCCAACACCATCTGCAACCAGACCCAATCTACCAAAGGAAGAGTTAGAGTTAGTCAGGTCACACTGACCACCATTTGTACAAACAATACTTTGGTCATTGTAGATTGTGAAGATTGAAACTAACTGTGCATAACCTTCATTGGAGATTGAAACACCAATACCACCCTGATTGAGTTGAGTATAAGAGTCAACGTTCATTGCTCTGGTGTCACCGATCACATGAGCACCATCAATCTTCATACCAATACTATTTGAGATGAAGTTGGTACAGTTACGGATGTAAGGACCCTGTGTTACATAAGATGGTTTGTCAGGATTGAATGAGATAATTGCTTTACCTTCATTAAGTGACCCCGTGAATGAAATATTTTCTACGTAATTACCATTTGCAACATAGATAAGATCTTCATCAGGATTTTGTGGGATAATTGAAACTTCTCTTAAACTATCGCCAAGTAATGTAACCTGTTCTGGAAGTATGATTGGGTTGTTCTCTGAATAATTACCAGCAGAAATCTTAATGACAGTGGAAGCTTCTGCAATCGTCAGTGCCGAACCAACAGTTCTCTTAGCAGAAGATACCAAATAACCATCATTAGTGTCATCACCATCAGGAGTGACAAACAGAATGTTGGTGACAGATACCAGACCAACAACACCAGTCAGGTTTGAACCATCACCATAGAATGATGTAGCACTGACAATACCTGATGTTCCATACATCGTGATGGCTGAACCAACAGATGCAATACCAGAAACATATAGACTATCAGTAATTGTTGTGAATCCAAGAGTGGAAACACCCGTGACATTCAAGGTAGTTGCAGTAACACCAGTACCAGCAACTGTCAATCCAGTTCCAGCAGTTACATAACCAGTGAGTGTTGAGACACCAGTGACTTCAAGGAACTGAGTTGTGGTTACACCAGAGACACCAAGTGTCTGAGCAGTGGTGACACCAGTCAGATTAGAACTGTCAAAGTTACCATCATTTACAGTGACAGATCCCAGATTTACATTACCACCAAAGGTAGAAACACCAGTGACTTCCAGGAACTGAGTCGTAGTGACACCAGAAACACCTAGTGTTGCAATAGTTGATACACCAGTTATCTCAAGGAATTGAGATGTGGTTACCCCACTAACACCTAAGGTTGCAATGGTCGATACACCAGTTACCTCAAGGAACTGTGCCGTTGCAACTCCAGTGACACCCAGAGTTTGAACTGTACCAACACCAGTGACATCTAAGAATTGTGTAGTGGTGATACCTGTAACACCCAACTGACCTGTGATAGTGGTCAGACCTGACAGTGAGGTCAGACCCGAAACAACCAAGTTGTTTGGAACAATTACATTGGTGTCAAGACCAACATTGACTTGCTGACCAGATGCAGTGATATAAATCTGATTCGTATCACCACGAAGGTCAAGTGTCTCACTATCAAGATCAATATCAATTGTTCCATTATCAGTGGTAATGTCAAGATCTTGTGCTGTTACTTGATCATCAACATATTTCTTAATTGATTGTTGTGTCGCCAGAGCATCAACTCTGTCTGACACCATATCATCCTCATCGAGGATTGCTGTAACAGCAACACCAGGACCCGTAGATAAAGTCAGATTGGTGATTGTCGCCGCAGTAGAGACATTCAGGAAGTTACTGGTGGTGAGACCAGTGACATCTAGTGTCAATGCGGTTGTGACACCTAAAGTGGTAACACCTACAACTTCTAAAGAAGATGCATTCGAAATATATCCGTTTTCTAAACTGGTTGTGATACCAGCACTGTTTGCCACAGAAACATGAAGTGATGCCTTTGGATCAATAAAGATCGGGGTTGATGTTCCTTGAGCAAGAATAATATTGCCAGTCGCACCGACAGGCATAAATGTGGTTTGATTTGCAGCACTTTGAACAGGGATTCTTCCTGCAGAACCACCCCTCAGATTGGTTGAGATACCTGCAGAATCAGCAAATGATACGTTAATTGCTGCAAGACTGACCCAGGTAGGTGTTCCAGTACCGTTTGACTGAAGGATCTCACCCGCAGTTCCAGCCGCTGTAAATGCAGTATCGTCAGCACCTGCCTGATACAGAATCGCACCAGCTACACCACCCTTAACATCAGTCGCAAGACCAGCGTTTGTTGCATATCCAGCAACCGCAACACCAGTCGCAGAAATTGTAACTCTACCTTGTCCAGAGACAGGACTGATTTGAACACCAGCACCAGCAGTGACTGATGTGACAACACCAGTCAGATTAACACCATTACCGTAATATGTCGCACCAGTAACAATACCTGCAGTAGTGACACCTGTCAGGTTTGAATTGAAAAGACTTGCTCCGTTATTAGCCGTAAGGTAATTCGCTGTTAAAGCATTACCAACTAAAACGTTATTTGTAACACCAAGACCAAGGACAGTTGCAATACCAGTGACTGTAAAATGTCCACTAACAGTTGATGGACCTACAATAATAGGACCAGTATTATTAAACCTATTGGCAATCTTGTCGGCCCTAAGTAATGACATTACCTATGATTTTCCTTCCGTTAGTTGTATTTATAATATAACCAGATAAATATTTTCAGATCATTCAGTATTTAACACGATGAAAGATGGTGAATTTTGCCCCTTAATTAAGAAGAAGTGTGTTGAACATAAGTGTGCCTGGTATACACAAGTACAGGGTTATAATCCACAAACTGGACAAGAGGTCAACAATTATAAATGTGCGGTGGCTTGGATGCCAATGATGGCTGTCGAGAACTCTCAAATGTCCAGACAAACAACTGCTGCAGTAGAAAGTTTTAGAAACGAAACTGTGGCAGCTAATGATAGAAACAATAAATTATACACTCATGCATTAAATCAGGGGATTGTACAGGCACAAATTACACCTCATCCCCCTATTAATACGTTACCACCTAATCAAGTAGGATAAGCATCCTTAGTACAAATAATCACATCAAGATATCTGACCCTAAAGTCCATGGATGCACCAGCAGTTCCAGCGTTTTGCACGGTAATTGTGTGATTATGGTTAGAGTTTTGATTTGATACATTGGCATTATGTGAGTGTTCACCAGCATTTTGAGTTTCGTTGATGCCCGTGTTTGCATTTGACGTAGTTTTAGTTTCCTGCTCATTAATAGCGTGTTCACCTTTTTCGTCTTCACCCTCTTCATCATTAATTAGTTCTCCTCTTGTGTCAACATAATTATGTGCGTGACCAGGGTCATCAATACTATGTTTATGACCATTATGAGTTGAAATGGTTACGGTATGATTGTGATCATCACTCTGATTACCAGCACTAGCATTATGATTATGTTGTGGAAGAACAACGGCTCTTTCATCAAAAGCATTAGTAAATGCCATATTACCACCATCATTGGCACCTGTACCACTTACAACTCTCAATGCACGATTATTGACATTGGTGGTAACTTTAGTCCAACCAGTCGGTGCTGCAGCCTGATAAAACAGCATAACAACACCAGCGGGAATGACATTATCTGTTAATTCATTGTAGATGTTGGTGGCAAGACTGGCTGTTGCTGCTCTAGTAGTTGATGTACTTGTGGGTGGAAATGTGTTATATAATTGAGATACACCCTGAGCAGTGGTTGATGCATCAGGGAGTCTATCTACATCAATGACACCTGTGGTGATGTTAGGTCCATGGATGTCAGTTACATTAGAACCATTACCATTTAAGTTACCGACAGTAAAATCCTGTGTGTTTGGATTGTATGTAAAATGTGATGCATCACTATCAATAAAAGGTCTTTGATAACTTGAAGCACTTTGGTTACTGAAGAGAACTTGATATGTCTGATTATTATTCCTCTCATCTACATTAATGAAGTCTGCATTAGTTACAGTGCCATCTACATCTCCAGTCAGATCACCAACAAAATTTGCAGCGGTTAAGGTATTTGTACTTGGATTGTAAGTAAACTGTGAATTTTGTGTGTCAAGATAAAGGGCTTCATAGCCATTAGCATTAGGTTCAGTGAATGCTACCTGATAGTTTGTATTATCACTCTTTTGATCAATATTAACACGTTGGGAACCTGTTGAAATACCAGTCAAGCTACCAACAATTTCGTCAACCGATAGAATGTTTGTGGATGGGTTGTATTGAAGTTGACCGTCTTCACTATCAATGTATAAATTTTGATAGTCTGAACTTATACCACTGAGACGATCGGTAAATGCTAATTGATAAAATGTATTATCAGATTTTTCTTGAACAGAAACTCTGTCTGCTCCAGTAGAGACACCAATCAGAGCGGTCTGGTCTTGTCTAACTGTCAGAATACCAGCACTTACACTAAAGTCCTGAGGACCCTTTAGATTGTTGATTGTACCGATACCAGAGACATAGATATTATCAAAATCAGCCCGTAATTTACTATCAAGGAATTGAGTGACTGTTAATACACCGACTTCAAGATCCTTGTAGTCATTATTGATATAGATTGTACCACCCATACCAGCGGTGTTGGATGCCTGATAATACAGTTTGTTTGGTGCGTTGAATGGAACCTTAAAGGTAACAACACCAACCTGGGCACCATTGTTGGTTACACCATCATTATACTGATTATTAAGATCAGCTGTTGGTTGTGTCTTAATATAGAATGGGAAACCAGCACTATCTACATGGAACTCGTACTTGGCAGCTCTTTGAAGATAAAGTTCTGGGTCATCAGTATTCTGTGTGAAGCCAATACCAGGAGGACTACCTGCTGTCAGATATCTAAAGGTGTTTGAATTTACCTCTTCAATATTAAATTTAGTATATACTTCCGCATTATTCGCATCAAGGATATTATCTACTGTTACGTTTGTAAACCCGACAGTACCACCAGCAGAGATTTGACCTTGTAAATTTGTACCCTTAATATTACCAGTTACTTCAAGATCACCAAAGATATATGTGGCTGTCGTACCAGTTGACACTGGTCCAATGATATCGAGTGTGTATACAGGATTGGCTGAGTTGATACCAATCTTTTTATCAGCTTTGACAGCAGACAAGAATGTACCACCTACACCAAGATCAAATCCCTCGGTGACAGTAACGATACCAGAAAATACACCACGTTGTGCAGTGATAGTAGTTCCAACGGAGAGATTTGAACTTACCTCAGCATCGCCAATGACTACAAGTTTCTTATCAGCCTCAGTGGTACCAATACCAACTTTACCTGTACTATCGTCTGCATATAGAAGGTTTTCGTTGACCTCTAAACCATTCTTTACGACAAAATCCTTATCGATTGCCATTTGGGTTCACTCTCCCCCAACTAAATTTTATTATTATTTATTACTTAATGTAATCAACCTTGGTGTGAGGGTGTAATAAAATGTTGAGTCTCTCTTACCTCCTTTACCAAATCAAGACTATCGTCTGTACAGTACGAAAATGCAATCGAAGTTCTTAAATGATCTGTAAGTACATTAGGGGATGCACCAAAATGTTCGTAATTTGCTGGAATCAAAACCCCTCTGTTAGGTATGTAAGTTGTATATTTGTATTCCTTCTTTTCTTTATCAAAAAATACAAATTCTCCTCCCCATTGAGTATTCCAATTTTCCTCAGTAAATAAGACAACTGTATAAGTACCTGATTCTTTATAATCAATATGAAATGAAGAACCTTGACCACTGGTTTGACCATTTACATGAGACCTAACATAATTCAAATTTTGTTTAATGTATTTCTGTATCTTAAGTTTGATTATACCAGCAGCATCACATATGCATAATATATTGGCCCTATTTAAATTCTTATTCCAACCCCATGAATATCCATCATCAGTATGAGATCTATTTTTAAGAGTCCACCCAATGTATTTAAACTCATCCCTTAGAGCATAAAAATTTTTCGTTGGTAAGATATTATCAATAACAATAGGAAATTCAATATTGTTCATCTTTATTTTATGGTGAACTGACATTAAGGTTAAATGCCAATGACACTCTATCATATGGATCTTTATTTTCAAGGACGGAGTGTCTTAGGTCTGAGGGAAAAATGACCATATGTCCCTCAATTGGTTTGAAATTATAACCCGAGCAGTTATGAAATTCATTCATAAATTGTTCGGAATATGAACCATGTAAACGAAAATGGTTGAATTGATTTTGATTATATGCCTTTAAATTACCACTTTCGTGTGTATTTTTAATCCATAAACATCCAGATAAATGACTCCCTGGATGAATATGAGAAACATTTTCACTACCCTGACCGTTAATATTCAACCAGCAACTATCTACTGTGACATTTGTTCCACTCTTGAACATCGTACCGACTGTTTCTCCAATATGTTTTTTTAAAAAACTCATACAATCTTGGAAATCGTCTTCGTTTTTGATATTAGTATCTGAGTGCCATCCATTTTTATTTGACCTACTGATACCAGGAGATTTTGATCTTAGATCGTAAGCATAATCAATAAACTTATCCCTGAACTCTAAGAATTCAGGGTTAGTATCGGTCCTTGTTACAAGTTGAGGAAATAACGGAATGTATTCAATGTTACTCATATTCACATATCACATATAATAATTATAGAACAAATTTCAATTTAAATCAACTACTAATATCTCCAAATGTCTTCCACATGTTATTAGTTGTATAAACCCAACCTACCGTACCACCCGCCTCGGGGTTTGCATTGTAAACAATATCACCAGGGTTACCAGCATTTGATGGTGTTGCAATACCGACAGTGATTTGTCTAGAAACAGACGCATTACCTTGAAGGAACAAACTATTTGCTTCGAATCCCTCTGCAGACGTGTTGGTAACTTTTTGTGAGAATTGAACAGGACCGTTGAATTCAGAAAGAATATCACGAGAGTCACCACCATCAACAACGAAATTTCTTGCAACTTTCAGAACAGAACCTTCAACAAAGTTAAACTCCGAAGTTTCATTCTTCGAACCTACAGTATAAGGATCTTCACCTGTAACTGTTTGAATTGGTGTATCATAAACTTGTTCTCTACCAGTATTAGATGCGATTCTCTTATTACCGATATAGAAGTCACCTCTATCATTCATACCAGTGTAGTTTACAACACCACCACCAATAGTTTGTGACTGTACGTTGATCTGTTCATCAAGTGTTAATTGTTTTGTCTGTTTACTTGGGAAAGCAGTGGAGTAGTTACCAGGACCATAACCCAAATATTCAAACGTGTGACCAGACGCACGAATAATGGAATTTCTTCTGAATTCAAGTGGATAGAATCTAATCCTGTTAACAACGGATCCAACAACGTGAGTATCTGCAATACTTCCAAAGACACCTCTAAAGACTCTTAATTCAGTATCACCCGAAGTTCTACTTACGGTTCTACTGATTCTCATGATTTCATCATCAATTTGAAGGAAATCACCAATTTGGAACGCATAATTTGTCATGTTATTGACATTAATTATGTTCGTAGTCTTACTTGTGATTGCTGCTGAAAGGGTTGTAGAGATACCTGCATAGATTGAAGTCTCTCTTCCGTGAAGTCTACCATTACCAACCACAAGGTCACCTGCATTATTGTAAATACCTGCAGGATGGATTCTGATGGTACCACCAGTGGCAGGAGTGACAGTGTTGATACCAACGTCTAAGACCACTGTGGTCAAACCAATCTTATCAATACATGAGAATGTACCGTTGTAGAATGTTTGTGCTGCACCACTGACTGTTACACTGTTGTTTACACGGAAGTTGTTGGCATAGTCTGTTGTGACCGTTGCAAGACCAACATCCTTATTATATACGAAACTTGCGGTATCATAAGAAGGACCCATGACAGAGAATGCACCTGGTCTACAAACATCAATACCGAGACCACTTGTTGTGATACCTGGAGACTCTGCGTCAAGAGGTTCCACTTCAAATTCTTTTAGTCCAGATATAGAAGTAATTCTATATTGAGTATTGAACCTTCTACCATCAAAATCATTAATACCAGTGACATTGATAGTATCGTTTCTATTATCATAGATTCTGTTTACAGAACCAGTTGCGACTGTAAATCCAGTGGTTGTTGCAATACCAACAACTCTAAAGGTGTCACCTTCAACAAAAGCACTACCCCCATCCATGATGGCGATGTCAATAATTTCACTAGAACTAGTTCCATCTACAGTGACTAATGCGGTAGCATGTCTTCCAAGTGAACCAGCACCAGTGTTCTCAAGTTTGGCATTGTAATAGTATTGAATGGTAGAGGAACCGTCACCGTAACCTGCACCAACATTGTCAATAACAGGTCTTGTTATTCTACTTAAACCATGTTCAATATCTGTAAAGATTGTATAAGCTGTACCAACATTATTTGAGACAATATCAGTGATACCGACACCAATACCAGTATCTGAGAAAAGTTCTTCTAAAGTTTCTCCAGTGATACTCTTTGTGGGTTCATTGATTTTAACTTCACCAATATTATTTGGGAGAGCGTGACATGCAGATGATTCAGATGTTGATGTAGGATTATCTCTGTCAAGTTGTGGATAAAGATGTTTGACTGGTTGAGGGAAAGCAAAGTCCTCAGTATTGAAAGGTGCAACAGATGGTTTTTGATCTGCATTAATCAAACTCAGATAATAGATACCATCTTGTTCACCATTTTTATAGTCATTAATGGTTGTTACATCATAGCAGAAATAATTACCAACGTAATTTTTTCTCTTATATGTTGGGAGAGATGTTGTTCTCTGAGACGTATTGTTTGTAAAAGTTCCAGGACTGGATTGAATCTGATTAACAGTGAATGTCTTAGCACTTGTGATACCAGTGACTTCATATGTTCCGTTATAACCAGAGTTACCAACACCAACAGTTGGGAACAGGGAACTAGTAATATTATTGATTTCTACAGTCGATCCAACTGAAAGACCGTGTGGTTTTTCAGTGCTGTAAAAAGCAATACCCGAAACATAATTTGCATCAGAGATGAAACTGAAGTTTCTCAACTGAGCATCGTTGCTCATGTCAACAGATCCTGGGTTGAACTCAAGAGCCACTTCAGTATCAGTTGCACCAGTTACATCACCAGATTCTTGTAAGATATAACTATCCAGTGGTGGTCTTGCAGAATCAGATCCAGTTGATGATGGAATTACAAATCTTACTTGGTGAATTCTATCAGATGACTGTCTCGTATCAACTTGTCTCTCAAAGAATGTTCTTGGTGATGCATCACCCAAACCACCACCAGTTACTTTGGTGTAAATGTTATTTTCGGTTGAAGCACCAGATACATTTACATACCACTGATTTTCAGTAGTATCATACTGAATGGGGTGACCGATATCACCAGCAGATTTATCACTTACTCTACTTTCAACAATCAAAGTATCTCCAAGATTGTTAATACCAATATCATTTCCAGTAAGAGAATCATTAAGGGTCTGTGCTAACTGAATTTGATCAGCACCAAGACCGTCTACGATTGAGAAATAAACCTTATTGTGTTCAAGACCATCAGGTAATCTACCATCATTTGAAATAACTCTGACAGATTCACCTTGAATAAACTGGTGGCTCTCAGTTAAGGTAAGTGTGTTATTTGTAATACTATTACCAGTAGACACATTTCTTCCAACTCTTCCTATTTTCTTAGAAGAAATTTTCTTCGTAGCATAATTTGTATCTGCCATCACAATTCTGGCACGGAAGTTTGTGGGAGTACCAGACTCTGGAATAATAACTTTCAGTTCATCATCTTTCTTAGCACCAAATCTATAACCCTGAATAGTGGTGATTGGTGGCTCATCAATGTTTGTCTGTTCATAAAGATAGAGTCTTGATGTATTCGCAACAGAAGTTGTTTTTGTAATATCAATGGATGAGAATTCAATCGTTGCAACTTCAGGTCTTAATTTTCTTGGAGGAATAACTTGTGTGATGTAACCTACATCATCCTGGGAGAATACATTGTCTTTATATCCTTTTGATACAAGAGCAATCTGACCGAAGTTTGAGTTTGAGTTAGTAACAGAGAAGTCACCACCAGACTCAACTACAAATTGATTTGCATAACCAATCGCAAAGATTGAGACTAATTGAATAAGTGAATTATTCGATGCTTTAATGTGGAAGTTTGTGTAGTCGGGTCTGTAAACAGCATCAATATCTTTGTGAAGATTTGGAACCGTTGTAAAATCATCAAAAGTTCCACTAGTAGAATTGTATTTTACAAACGCCTTGTCATCTACTTGAAGACCGACACCAGTGTATTGTGCTACGACCATGGACTTAAATCCATCAGCCTTACTACCATCGGCATGCATACCACACATACCGAAGATTGATCTCAGTGATACGTTAAAGACATAAGGAGATGCAGATGTGACGGTATCTGTAGAAAGTTCAATATTTGATCCTGTTGGATTAGGTAATGCATCACCAGGAGCTACGGGGACTTCATACTTAAATCCTGTTGTACCATTGATATCTGTGTCTGTAATTTCAGTGACAAGGAATGTACCGTTATATTTGGTATCCGTAACGTTGTTGATAATGACATTAGTATCAGTGTTCAGACCTTGAATACCCTCAGAAAGTTTAACGTCAATGACAGTAGTTGCAGTTACACCGTCTCCAGCCTTGATACTATTAATACCAACGGTACCACTAACTGGACCAACAATTCTAAACTCGTCAATTTTAGGATTGATATCTACATTTGCATTAGGATAATCTGGTTCGATTTCACGTCCACTACCAGGTCCATAAGCAATACCAATCTTCTCATAATACATGTCAAGATCAGTGCGATCCGTTGTATACGTTAAGAAGTCGTCATTGATATTAACATCATTTCTACCATCACAGTATTCAAATGCAGTCAGTCTGTGGTGTGAAAATGTGGGTTTGAATTTATTTGTACTATAATCTTTGTAACATGCCTTATTTGTATCTGCGTCCTTGATAGTGAAAGAGTTTAGATAACAACCACCAGTTAGTCTAAACAGTGCAGATCTTTCAATGAGCGTATTTTCTGGATTTGGAACATAGATTGGTCTGATGACACACTTTCTGAGGTCTTGTCCAACAATAGAACAACCTCTTGGTACAACAACACCACCATGGATACTATTCACCTTATACAGGTCATTGTTTGTATCAAAGATATCAAAGTTTGTTGTGTTACTGTAAGCAGTGAAGTCACTAGAAGTTACACCACTCCTAAGATTAAAACTAGAACCATTAGGAATCCATCCAGGTCTATTGTCAATGTGGTGAGGACCTGGTGCTAAGTAAATCGTTGTCTTTTCAAATCTATCGTTATCTTTTCCTTTCTGATATGAGAATCTAGCAGCTTCAATCAGTGCCCTTTGAATCGTCTTGAAAGGACGAGCCAATGAGTTTCCCTGGTTCTCAATACCATCTGTCGCATCCAAATTGTTAGGATCGACGTAAAGAATATTACCTTTTACATTCTTCAGAAAATTATCTAAGCGAGATAATGGCATCTGTC